CTGAGATAAAACTGAAATATCCTAAACCGGGGGCCTAGATGTCTTTCGGTGTAGGGGCAATTGGTCAATTAGCTTTTGCTGAGTCAACGACTGGAGACGGATCTTCAATCACTATTGTACCCACTGGAGTTGCCGCGACTTTTACTCCGGGAAGTGTTGTACTAGAGTCAACATATTTTCCGACTGGGGTGGCCGCAACGTTTACCCCAGGAAGTGTAGTACTGGAGTCAAAATATTTAGTAACAGGGCCATCAGCTATAACCTCTGCCGTTGGAACGGCGACGATCATAGCTGATGCATTGGTTACTCCTACAGGAGTTTACTCGACTTTCAGCGTTGGAGACGTTATATTGGAGTCAATATATTTCCCAACTGGGGTTGCGGCAACCTTCGGGCTGGGAACCGTGACGGTTACAGGTGATGCGAATGTTATTCCAACAGGAGTAGAAGCAACTTTTGCAGTGGGAGACTTGAAGTTAACAATTTGGAACGGAGTGGACGACTCCGCAACAAATACATGGACAGTAGTTCCAACAGGATAAGACATGGCAGACTCGACAATATTAAATCTAGATCTTCAAACGACTGGCGCTAATGCTGGAACATGGGGATCAAATACAAATGATAACTTAGAAAAAGTAGAAAATGCAATCAAGGGATATGCAGCAGTAAGCGTTGCCAGTTCAGGCACTGTGGCTTTAACGGCTAGTAGTGGAGGAACCGGAGACCAGCAAAGCAGGGCGTCCCTTAAACTAGAAGGATCTTTATCCGGTAATGTAGCACTTGAATGTGAAGCCCATCCTTATTGGTACTTCATTCATGACGCTTCCACTCGTGGAGGATACACACTTACATTCGGACCGGCAGGGGGCACACCACTCACCTTACCTTATACAGCCACTAAATATTTAGTGTACACGGATGGAACAACCATGTTTGATGTACTGGCCAACGTAGGAAACATTACATCCGGTGGAGCGTTAAGTGCCACAGGTGATATTTCATTTGACGGAGGAGCTTTTGTATTTAATGAAGCAGGCATTGACACGGACGCACGTTTTGAAGGATTGTCAGACATTAATTTGCTACGAACTGAAGCAACCAATGACCGCGTGGGAATTGGAATCGCGGCGCCTCTAGCCAAGTTAGGAATCACACAAACAAGCACGACAGGAGCAGTACCATGCATAGAACTGGAACAGGCAGATACAGATTTCGCCTTCACCAACTATAAAGGAACATCAGCTGCCGATAGTTCTTCCAGTATTTCTTCTTCCACGGCTGAAGCTGCTGATAAATTTGGTGCCGTTATGATTAAAATTAACGGTGTTACAAAATGGATACGCGTTTACGATAGCGCTGTTTAAGGAGGCTTCATGACTTTGATTAAGGTACAAGTGACTCCAGGAGTTGACAAACAATCCACCGAATACGGTGCAGAAGGGCGTTGGACCAATACGGACAACGTTCGTTTTCGTTATGGACTTCCAGAAAAAATAGGAGGATGGGCGAAGGTTACATCCGATGCGCTTGTAGGCGCAGCTAGGGGAATCATTACATGGTTTTCGTTGGACGGAGATCAGTACGCAATCACAGGAACAAACAAGAAACTTTATGTATACCAAAACGGATCATGGTATGACATCACACCTATCAGATCTACAGGAGACGCCATTACCCAGTTTGCGACAACTGCCGCTTCCAGCAATGTCAGCGTGACTGACGCGGCACACGGAGCCATTGAAGGGGACTTTGTAACTATCACTTCAGCGACAGCTCCTACGAGCAGTTCAATAACTGACGGACAGCTTGAGGGTGAATTCGAAATTCAATCAGTAACTTCAACGTCTGTTTATGTCATTACATCCGGTGGAACGGAAGGCGGAACAGGTCGTACAGGAGGATCAGCGACAGCTGAATACCAAATCAATACCAATCCAGCCGTTTCCATACTAGGATACGGGTGGGGCGCAGGACCATGGGGTGGTGTCAGTGGCGGACCGGGATGGGGAAAATCCCGTGCATCATTGGCTGCACCAAACAGTGTTGAATTGGATTCAGGAAAATGGTCACTTGATAACTGGGGTGAGGACGTATTAGCACAACAATTAAATGGTGGACTTTATTACTGGGATACCTCGGCTAGTACAACAACTGTGGGAAGAGCAGTAAATACTACTGTTTCTGCTGCACCTACATCCAGCAGGTTCATGATGGTTTCAGGTACTGATCGGCATGTCATATGCTTTGGTACTGAGACAACCATTGGAACAGCAACCACTCGTGATGACATGTTCATCAGGTGGTGTGACCAGGAGAATGTAAATGATTGGGCACCGACAGCAACCAATACTGCAGGAACCCAAAGACTGACAGACGGAAGTAAGCTGGTTTCAGCTGAACGTTCGCGTGGCGCCGTATTGATATGGACTGATAGAGCTCTATATCAGATGCAGTTGATTGGTGCACCATTCACCTTTGGATTTTCACAATTAGGATCTGCGTGCGGATCGTGCGGACTGCATGCGACAGTGGAGAGCAATGGACGTGCATTTTGGATGGGAACTGATTCATTCTTTATGTTTGACGGTTCAGTACAAAAGATTCCATGTTCCATAGAGGATTTTGTTTTTAAGGACATAGATCCTGCATCGCAGAAAGATACTTTTGCCGCGTTGAACACTGAATTTAATGAGGTTACCTGGTTTTATCCATCAAGTGGATCATCCGTAATAGACAGGTTGGCAACTTATAATTATGCGGAAAAAGTATGGTACAATGGAACACTGTCCCGCTCTTCATGGGCGGATAAAGGAGTATACCAGTACCCTTACGCAACAGAATACAATGCAACGGATTCAACGGCAACCATCACCACTATTACAGGATTAACTGACGGAAGAAGTTTCATGCATGCACAGGAAAATGGAAACAACGCGGACGGCTCAGCGATGAGTTCTGAAATAAAATCAGGGGAGTTCGTCATTCCTCAGGCAGGGGAAAGATTGATGTCCATCAAGCGTTTCATTCCTGACTTTAAAAATTTAGCAGGAACAGTTAATGTTGAACTAGATTTTAAACTATATCCGACAAGCAGCACCGTTACCAACGGTCCTTTCGCAGTCACTACATCCACCACAAAGGTGGACACTCGTGCAAGAGGAAGACAGGGTTCAATAAAGATAACGAGCTCGGCCCTTAACGCGACGTGGCGCTACGGAACTTACCGTGCCGACGTGCAACAGGATGGATTAAGATAATGGCACAGATAAACATACCAAGACTTCCTGCGGCTCAGGATGAGTACAGCAAGGAACAAATCAACCAGATGATACAGACACTGGACCAGCTGGTCCAGCTTCTGAATTCGTCCTACACACCAGAACAATTGAAGAACGAAGATGAAGCAATGTCATGGTTTTTAGCTTAGATGGCCAACAATTATAAAAAAGTTATGACGACGGTCACGACCACGGGGGATTCGGCTGCAATTTATACAGTTCCAATTGCGACAACCACGCTTGTCAAGACGGCGTGGGCGTACAATAACTCCGGGGGATCGGCCTCAATAACACTCAAGATAAATTCAACTGCCCTTCTTACCAATGCTGCCGTGAGTGACAAGGCCACGCAATCCTTCTTTTATCTGGCTTCCAGTGACATTGGAATATTAGAAGCAGGTGATACAATAAAGATTAATAATGACGCGCAGCCGGTGAATGTCTATCTGGCGATACTGGAGATATCATAATGGTTGATAACAAAGATAATACTTGCTATAAGGAGAGATTATGCCTATAAACGATGATGCGGTAATAGAATACGTGGAGATCAACGGGGAACAGGTTCCCAAGATTGTGGTCCCCGCGGAAATAACTATTACTCACACGCAAACAGGAAAAGAATACGGATCGGCGAAGGAAGCTGATGACGATGTAAACGATCCTGCAACTTCTACCAAACGTGAACACATCCGGCAGGATGTTCTGATCAAGGTAGCAATTCACAAGATTTTAGAAGGAGTGGTAGGAAAAGTATAATGGCAGATAGAAGAGATCCAAGATTTGGTGGCAACATGGAGGTAGCTAATACAGGTATCCCCTATCCAACAGGTGGTAGAGATGTAAGATTTGATGGTTCACTTCCTCATCAGTTTCAGTACCGTGATCAAGGAAGGACTGTAGTGTCCGACACTGAGCCTGCTTTTACTGATATGGGACGTAATAGAAATGTTCCATTCCCTCAAAGTACATACCCTCACGAACTACGACATCATCCTGATCCAAAGGGCAAACGACAACGGGAACGTGACTTACAGTTCCTGTATGGCGATCCACCTTATGGTCAATCAGACACCTTTACTAATCCATTTTATCCACCCAAACAACATCCCAATCCAAGGATGAGAGGAATGGGTGGAGGACTGGGATCACTGCAAGAAGGCGATACACCTTATGGTCCTTTCGCAGCAGTTGATCCATCGGACTGGAGAACAATAATAAAAATTTTAGAAGCAGGTGGTAATCCTGGAACAGAGACACAAGTGGCAAATACAGGGATAGGAAGCACTAACGAATATCAAACGGCAGGTTTATGGCAAACATGGAAAAAAATATTAGAGAGAACAGGCAATGAAGATTTAGCT